TTTTAGTTCCATCCGTTATCAGCTTTTACTTGTTTAATGTGTTTACATCCACTATTACCTGACCAACCAAATGCAGGGCAAGTACAACTCCATCTATTATCTTCATTTTTAACTGTATACTTCTTACCTTTACTACCATCAACTTCCTGTTCAAATGTGTTTTTGAACGCTTCGTTTTTAGAGTTTTTATACTCTTTCTTGAAATGTATGATGTGTTTTTGGCCTAAATGAAATGGAATTTCAGTCCATTTACCATCAGCAATAACGAAACGTTTATCTGATTTAATTGGATCTGTAAATACAATTGGTGGAATGTAACTATGGACAATTATCTTGTCGCCTCCTACTATTACTGACATAACCTTTAATTTTATAACGTCAATGTACGCTTGTTACTTTGCCTTCCAAAACTGATACCATTTGCGTTTCGGTTTGGGTTGACATACTGAAAATGGGTTATCACCAAATGATGCTTTATTACTATATTTAGACGTTAACATGTTTAAGAATACTTCATGGTATTCTGGAGGTATAGTGTTAAAGTCTGCTTCGATTTTAACGTTTAGTTCAAGTGGGTCTTTGGCTCCATTAATTAATATCAACGTTTCATTAATTGAAACTAGTCTAGACGTTTGAACGTTTAGGTGTGAGCCGAATCCTAAATGTATTTCGCTTTTATTTTCGTTCATATTGTATCTCTTCAGTTTCAGTTTCAGTTTCAAATAGATCGTCAGGTAATTCTAAAAACATATCTTCAACATGATAACCAATTTGTTCTACTAATTCATAGAAATTAACACCGTTTGGATAATAGCTTCCTGTATCTTGGAAATATTGTTCCCCTGGTTTATGATGTATATTTACTACATGATATATTGAGCCTTTATGAATGGCTATATCAGTTGTTGTTTTACCATTATTAAAGTAACTGTCTCTAATTGCTATAACTCTCATAACTTTTATTTTTGACTTTTATAATATTCTATTGCTTCCATCCAAAAACAAGTTTCGTATTCTTCCTTATCTAATTCTTCCATAGCAACCACTGTTATTGCTTTAGCTAGTGATTTAACTTGGTCCATAGGTAATTTATGTCCTAATTCGGCTAGTATTGCTAATGAAAACTTAGCTATTAGTTTATCTATTTCTTCTTGATATGATTCGTTCATAACTTATTTATTTAGATAAATATAAGGTGAGGGCTTTGACACCCCCACCTTTCAAAATTAAAGATATGCTTCAGCTAATTCGAACAATTGTTCATTTAATTTAATATCCTGTTGGAAGTTCTTTACTGATCTAGCCTTACGACCACCATATGTGTATGAACCACCTAATATTTTCTCTTGAACACGATTAAATACAACCCATAGATCATTACCTTGATCTTCAGTACGTGTTGGAGTAAGTACATCCATAATATTAACACGTTGCTTAGTTCTCAATTCTGATGCTTTAGTAGCAAATTCAATCATTTGATTTTCAGTTAATACTGTTGATTTGAATAAGTTAATTTTCTGAACTAATCCTGGTAACTTACTAATCATTTCAGCAACTTTAGATTGCAATGATTCGAATGTGTAATTCATATGTCTAATAGACATTACTCCGAAATCAGCATCACTGATTACTAATCCATTACTACATACCATTCTGAAGATACCCACTCTAAAGTTAAATGCGGCTTTACCGTCATGTGAATTGGTTAATAAGATTTGAGGGAATGAATCATCTCCATTTGCACCCTTAATTGTGATTTCAGGATGACGAAACACTAACAAGTGTTTTTGAAAGCCCTTATTCTTACGAGCTTTAACTTCTTGTACTTTAGTTACTTCCCAACCTAAGTTCATTAAATCTTCTACTACTCTAATTGTAGGAGTTTGGATGTATTTATCCGTTAAATGTTTAGCTTTTTCAGTTGTAAATACTGACGGTGCTAATTCCTTGATTCTTTCAATACTGTAACTCATAACCTTTTATTTTAATTTTTTATAATACTTAAATCTACACTATCTACCCTGCCTGCCCTAATTTAGGACTCCCTGCTTTGCGTATATAATTGCTTCACTGAACATTTCCTGTTCCCATTCTGATGATGGTGGATAATAATTACTAACAGCGTCAACTAACTTTCGATTATCCGTAACGCCATTCATTACCATTGCTCTAACCATTGCCTCAATTTTAAGGCATTTAAGTTCTAACTCTGAATTAGTTGTCATCTTAGCTGTTTTTAATGTTGTCTTCTCGTTCTTTTTGTCTACGTCTCAATTTAATCCACTCTTCCTGCTCAGCCAACGATGCACCTCTACGACTCAAGTCATCCCATGACTCTTGGCTCAACGGCACATGTTTTTTCTTTTTAAATAATGTTTTGTCTACTCTTCTACTAAATTTGTCTTGTGCTTCGTCTCTAGTTTGTATTGCCATTATTTATTTATTTGACGTAAATGTACGACCATTACTCTGCCTTCCACTTCCCACTATCAATCAACTTGAAATCATCGCTATTCCTATCTATGAATTGCCACGTTGCTGATTGTAATGAGAAATTCTCATCGATGTGATTCAACACTTGTTCAGGGGTAAAATCTGAACAACTGTATAAATCAAATTGGAACATAGGTAATTCTAAAGCGTCCCACACATGGATTGAAGCATGTGATGTAGCTAAAGTTACGGTTCCTGTTATGCCCTCATTTCCAGGTTCATTAACATAAACTGAAGTTGGTCCTGCGACAACAACCATTCCTACTTTATTTACTAATTCTCGAAACCAAACATTTAAAGTTTCTTCTGATTTTGGGGGGTTAGTGATATAACCTTTCACTAATAGGTGTAAGTGGTTTGGGGTGAACATTGTTTTACTTGAATTTAAAGCCAGTTAATTTTTCGATATCAGCTAATGTTGCTTCATTATTCTTAAGTCCGTCTGCTTTACTTGTATTGTTATCAAATAAGAAAGCCATCCATTCGTTTGATTTCTTGAAGTATATTACTTTCCAACATTGAGTTGGAACTGATGTTGTACCAATTTTCTTAGCTACACCTACTGATCCACACCAAACGTGTACTGAGTCTTCTTTAATAGCGTAGTCGCGTACTAATATTTCTAGTGCTTTCCAATCACCACGATTGAGGGCTGGGTATTGAGCGGTCATGTTACTAAAATAAAATGATTCGTCGTTTGCCACTTGATCACAAGCAGCGTCTGCTGCTGGAAAGTTGTGTCCACGATCGAATCCTTGACCTGTATAATCTGCTTGTAAATTTGTTTCGGCTGGTAATTTAGGATCAGCTATAAATTTATCACCACGCTTTGCTTTAACAGCGCATGTTAAATTTGCTCTAGTAACCCACCATTCTACCTTAACTGGGTAGTGTTTAGATTTACTATAATGTGTTGTGTACGACTTGTGTGTTAATGTAACTACATCTTGACTATAAGATATAACAGCTACTAATATTAACAATAGGGATATTAGGCATTTTTTCATGCCGATAAATATCTATGACCCTAAATAACCATAACTACCCTTGTGCGTAGTCCTTCATTATTTCTTGGTAGTACTCTTCACGTAAACGTCTAACAGCGGCTTCAGCACTCGCCACACCGGCTTTAAACATTGTTTCATGGTTTCCATAACCACGCTCATTAATTACTTTAAATACTTCTTCGAATATTTCAAATCCAAATAAATTAGTTCCTAGTGACTTATACTTGTTTTCCATATTTTCATTTTTAGCTATTTCAATCATTTTTTCTAGTATTATTTTATCTGCAAAATCAGCAGCATCTTGAAATGGTAGTTTATCCATATTAATTTATTTATTCCACCACCAATGAGGAGGGGGTGGTGTGTTGATTGATAATATTCGTTTAAAGCTTTTATCTAATGTGTATACTGATCCTTTATGTCGGTACATTGAATTACCCATATCATCTTCTCCTACATAATCACTATCACTTCTGATTGTTTTAATAGCATTTTCCTGATCGAGTATAATTTCATTTTGTTTTTCTCTTTCCATCATTTCTTTATGTATCTGATGGATTTCTTCTACTGTAATATTTCTAGAAGCATAGTGATCTGGGTTTGGGTTCATTTTAGCTTCTTTCATTACCTCTAATCTTCTTCTCCTCTGCCATTCACTCTCTTTTTCTTCATTTTCTAGGTGTTCTATCATGGGATCTTCCCATCCTGGTTCTTGATCTTCTATATACTTTTCAATAGCATCCATAATCTCTTTTCCGAGCTCTGCTGCTTTAGTACTATCAAACACTCCTTTTGGTATTTCTGACCAACACATTGATGCTCGTCCTAAATTAATGTATACAAGTTCTGTTAGTTTTTCTTTATTCATTAGAATCGTTTTGCTAGTTCAATTACATATTGTTCTTGTTCCTTAGTTAACAACCAACTCTTACCAAACAGTGTTTGTAATGCATGGTTAAATTCATTTGTACTTTCAGCTAGTTTATTTCGTTCTATGTGACCTGCTGCTTTAACTTCACCATCATTTGTTACTACACATGATTTAGAAATATAACCTTCGCGTTGCATTGCTTTAAAGAATTCTCTTCTATCATAAGAGCCCATTCCCCAGATGATATTATCAATGTCTACGTCTATACTGATACTACTCATAGCCAATTATATTTAGATTGTTTTATATCGTTTAATGATTTGTAAGGGACTGATTCTGGTCTAGTGTATTGTTTTGGTTTGCGGCCTCTAGGCTTACATACTTTCTCATCACCAGCTCCCCAATTTGTTTCTCTTACTATTTTATAGAAGCGTTCTCGAACGCGTTTCATGTATTCGTCTTCCATAACTACTTATTTAACATAATCTAAGACTAGTTCCTCGCCCATACAAAGCATTTGTAACGTTCTAAATTTACGTTCGTCGTCTAGTGGTTTTGCTTCGTTGTAATCATCACTCCATACTAGCTGACCACCATACATTAATCCACAGAAGTATTCTAGTTGTGAGTTCATTACAATGAACCAGTCGCGTTTAGGTTGTTTTTTACCTATCATAGTGCTTCTATTTCTTTTTTAACTTCTTGCCAATATTCAATAGTTGAGTTTAAATCTTGTCCATCCCATTCATACGGATTTGTTTTTATTATCTCATCTACTGCTATTAAGGCACATTGTTTAGCGTGTTCATTATAACCCACTTCAGGGGCATCATGCATATCCTCTACTAGTTCTAATGCTTTTTGTTTAGGTGTCATAAGTTATTATTTTAATAGTTCGTCTAAGTCGATTGAATGATCGCTCATTATTTCGTGTAACTTATCTCTTGTTTCTTGTAACGCACCATACACTTCTGAAGGCATAGAGTCGGGAGCGTATTTGGTTTGGCTTCTTAAGTATTGATCCATATCCCATAGAGCTGAAGCCATATCTACTGCTTTAACTGCTCTCATATGTGCTACCCTATCAAACGGTTCGTCTAAATCGAATTCTAATATTCCTTTCATATACTATTATTTAATATTCTTCGTGTCCTAATCTCATTAATTCTGCTTTCATACTACTGATTGTATAACCACTGTTATATACCGTATCAGGATCTAACTCTTTAATCTTCTCTGCAAGGTCTGTTCTATAACCTACTTCGTAGTATCTAGCTTCAATAGCATTAGCTAAGTTTTGTACTTGCCTATTTCCTATAACTGATATTCTTAAATCATAGTCAGACCATTTGGTTTTGTAGTCCATCATTGCAATGTGTCCTGTGATTTTACATTTTAGATTGCTTAGAAACCTATTCCTAACTCTCACTATTGAATTATCATCACCAAACAAATGTAAGAATCTAAGGAACCATCTAGGACACCACCAAGGCTTTGCTTTATAATCCATAAAGATTACTAACGGCTCCATTGCTTCAAAAATAGGACCTAACTTATTGTATGGAACTGATCCTAAGTAATGATATTTTTCATAGAAGTTTTTAGGAAAGAATACAGCTCTAATATCATCCCAAGTAATATTCCTAGTATGAATCATACCTTTCTTTCTACCTCTCCAAAACAACATACTATGACCAAAGTCAGTTAGTTTCTGTTTTAGTGTTCGTTTATCCTTGATATAAAATTTACTTTTCATCTTTATTATTTAATTCTCCTAAAGATACAACTCCATCTTTGATCACCAAATATTGATTTTGTCCATATTCAAGTGTGTCTATAAAGTAATATCTACCACCAGTAGATTTACCTTTAATGTCAATTGTATCTTGTGGTGTATGTCCTACTACTTGAATGATTTGATTACGTAATGTGTCTCTATTAGCAGCCATTAATGCTTTAGGTCTGATCCAAAGTGGGCCTTGAAATGTTTCACTACCATAACCACCAACACCATATACTTGATCTCCAACTTGTTTATATGAGCGATAAGCTAATTTTTGGGGTTGATAATAGAATAAATCATTAACATACATTGCTAAATTAGGTACATCCCACATTACAATATTGTCATTTAACCATTCACTACTTAGTCCAGCGTGTGTAAAAACAAATTCGTCAACTTGATAAGCTGCTTGTAGATATTGTTTATTTTCGCTTACTACGTGTTTAATTGAAGGTGCCATTAATGTTTGGTAGCCTGAGGTACCACTATCCTCAATACCTGGGTAGTAATGGTAATCGTGATTACCAATTAACAATGTTACTTTATGGTATATAGATGTGTTTCTGAAATCAATAATGTCTAGAAAGTTATTGATTTGATCTAATCCTTTAACTGTAAATGAATCAAAGTAATCACCTACAAATACAAATTCATCTGTATCGTCGTGCTCTTTAGCTACGATTTGTTTCCATATATCACGACCATGAATATCGCCTATTACTACTAATTTCATAACCTATAATATTATACCTTTAACTATTGTGTAATTTCCTTCTTCAACACCTGGATAATCAGAAACTTCATGGTCGCCATAATACCATTCCTTATGGAAATCCAAAGCAAATTCTTTATCCTCAACAATGGGTCCAGCATAATCATAGCCACCTTCGTAGCCACGAACGAACACATGTAAATCGGGATCTAGTTGTTGTAGTTGTTCTATTAATTCTTTAACTGTCATAGCTTAAATCTAAGCTATTATTTGGCCTTCACCAAACCTTCCACCAAGGTTTCTTAGGAGCTACTGTAGGTTTTTTAGAGAAATTGATATGACGATTAAAAGCTACTGATGATGTTTTGTAAAGTATGTCTTTTTCCTCTTGAGTAAAGCCATTAACATTAATTTGAACGTGCAGTGGAGACTTTAATCCGTTAATTTCAAACGAGCTATCTATTACGATATATTCTTTATTATTATGTTTAGCGTATCGTATCATAGCATATATAAATATACGCTAGTTGAGAAGTGATACTATTCAGTCTCGTGATTCATAAAATTTACAAACTCAAGAGCAGCATTTGGATTTACTTTCTGTAAATGATCTAGAGACAATTCGTATCTTTCATTCATAACATGTCTAATAAATAATTCATCGTGTAAACTATCTGCTGTTGATTTTAATGTTTTTACTTCAAATTTAAATTGATTAACTCTTTCATTCTGAAAGTAAATTGTTGTTAACAGGGCAATTAATGAGCATGCTGTTAATATTGGGCTTATATATTGTTTCATATTATATTGTTTTTATCTTCTTCATCAAATAAATCTTCACCCATATAATCTGGGTAATTTGTTTTCATGTTATCAATTCCTCTAACCCATACCAGGGTAATTGAAATAGCTACTATTATTATGAATATAATTAATCCCACCATTTTTCAATGTTATTGTTTAGATATTTGAATAATTCTTGTTTAGCTTTATTATGATCCTTTGTAGCTTTATTCATTCCCTCAGTAGTCCACTCAGTTGCTTCTGATAAGTATTTATCAAGATGGTATTCAGTTTGTACTTTCTCTATCATTTCGATTGCTGTTTTAATACTATCAGCATCGTGCTCATTAAATACATGTAAACCATCTTTACGAATATAAGCTTCAGTATCAATCAATTTCTGTTTAAGTATTTCATAAACGAAATAATAATCCCAATCACGATCTTTCCATATGATAGGAATCCAACGTAGGATCTTACGTATTTGTCTTATTTTGTTCTTAATCTTATACATAGTATTAATCTAAAGTAGAAAGTTGGCCCGTCCAAAGGACAGGCCATAATAACTTACTTAGTTGCAGTTGTATCAGCTGCTACTGCAGTTGAATCTGTTGCTACTACTGTTGAATCTACTGCCACTGCAGTTGAATCAGTTGAGGTTACTTCAGTTGAAGCGTTACCACATGCTACCAATGTAGCGATTGCGAAAATTGCAATTACTTTTTTCATAATGTAATTTTTGTTTTATTATACTTAAATATACAACCTAATTTTGACCGACCCAAATTTATAGTTGTAATCTTGAACCTACAAGGAAGAAGCTAAGTATGGGTGTACCCGGTACTGTTGATAAGCTTGCTTTATAATCAATGTTAAATCCAAATCGTTTACTCAATTTAAAACTATATCCTGTGCCCACCAAACCCATTACATTATAGTTCCATGTGCTGCCTGCTTTGCTGTTGTAAGCATATGGTGACGCCATTAAGAATACACCTGGAGATAATGTTGATTTTCTACTTATTTGATATGGTTTAGTCCAGAATGCTGTAGTTGACGACATAAATGAATATGAATAACCAACAGCTTCTTTCAATTTAATATTAATAACAGATAAGTTATAGCCAAACGTACCATGTTTTGGATGTGGTATAATGTGAGTATAACCACCAAAAGTCATATGCGTACCTGCGACGTAAGCAACGGTATATGAGTAAGCATCTATTGATTTGAGTACTCCGTTCTTAAAGTTCATATCGCTTTTATTTGCAGATAAAGCGAATGATTTTAAATCAGCCCATACCATACTTGATACACCCCAACTTGATTCGCCTGTAGCTGATGCTTGAGACATACTTAATGATATGATTGGTGTAAATCCACCTGCAGGATTTTGAGCTACAGTTAAATCTGAACCTATCATTATGGGGTTCATTTTAGCTTGTTTCTTATCGTCCTTCTTATCTTCTTTTTTCTCTTCCTTTTTTTCCTCTTTAGATTCTTCCTTCTTCTCCTCTTTCTTTTCCTCTTTAGTTTCTGATTTAGTTTCTTCTTTTTTCTCTTCAGATTTGCTTTCAGATTTGCTTTCAGATTTAGATTCACTCTTTGATTCTGTTTTTGTTTCTGATTTGCTTTCGCTTTTGCTTCCAGATGAACTTGATGATGATGACTCCCCAGATGAGGATGACGAACCAGAAGATGAAGACGAGGACGAACCCGATGATGATTGGGATGAAGATCCACTCGAGGATGCTGCTGTACCGCTTGAGGCTGAAGATCCACTTGAAGCTGCTGCTCCACTTGATGCTGCTCCGCTTGCTGCTCCTGAAGCGGCTCCACTTGCTGCTCCTGAAGCTGCACCACTTGCTGCACTTGAGGCTGCTGATGAAGCGGCTGATGACGCTGCTGAGCTTGCTGCTGATGATGCTGCTTGTGATGCTGCCTGCGACACTGCCTGAGTCACTGTCTGTGTTACTACGGGAGTTGATACTGGACATGCTAGTGAGTTGTAGGATACATACGTTGCTTGAAGCCAAGCTTGTAATTCTCCATTTGTTACCTGCGCTGGAGTAAATGTCTTAATTTGACCATAGAATGAAACGATAGCGTTTCCGTTGACCATTGTAGTTGTAGCTACTTTGGTTTGACCAGTGCATTTGTCAATGAATGTTTGAGTGTAAACTTGTCCGTTCGCTATCTTAGCGAATAAACATATAACGATTAATAATATACTTACTAACCATTTTTTCATTTTAGAAATTAACACCCAATCCAAAAGTTCTATTATTGATTATTGGGTCATAATCAAACTTTATTGTAAAATTTTTATAGTCGTGTAGTGCACCTATTTTTACTGTTGTAAATCTATCTAAGTACTTAGGAAATGTTATGTAGCCTAAATCATCTTTACCTCTCCATTTAGCGTCTTCACTTACAGTTCCAATCATCATATGAATACCTGTTCTTTTAATTCGCTTACCTACACCAACATAAAAGCTCTGTCTTTGAACTAAGTCGTTTACCATTGGAAAATCAACTTGAGCTATATTTCCAAAAGGAAAGAATGTTGAGTTATCTCTTAGATTACTTGCTGTATATTCTACTATAAAGTATCCTTTATTTCCTATTGTAAAGAAACCACCCACTTGATCGTCTGTTGTTCCCTGAATACCAAAGCTGATAATTGGTTTTTTACCTTTAATAGTATCTCTTTTACCATTATCATATACATAGATTCTAGCAGGTTGTCTGTAACCCCAATCATTCATATACCACATTGGAGACCAGTAGTTCCAACCAAACATTGGAGCTCCCCACATATCCCATCTATTCCATCCCCAACCCCAGTTATTACCTAACCAAGGATCATTAACAATAATATTTGAGCCTGATCTTGTTCTTGCAGGTCTATTAAATTCTCTTGGTGATTCGTTTCTCCAGCTACTAACATTTCGTTGTGGAGATGATTGTTGAAATGATTGTGTTGATACTCTAGGTGTTGATGTAGCACCTCTCCAAGTGCTAACTTGTGATAACAATACTGTTGGAATAAATACTAATAAGAATAATAAACTTTTCATATTATTTTAGTTTTGAAAGGATTGCTAAATTTTTGTTTATTTGAGCTACTGTTTTAAGTCCAGATTTTCTAGATCTCATTGCTCTTTTCTTTTTTGCTTTTGTTCCCATTTTAATTAGTTTGGAAATACACCCTTTTTAATCATACGAGGTAATATACGAGCACAAGCAATATCTAATGCTTTTTTAGTTGCAATACTAACTGTTGACTGATTAAATTTAACTGGGTCTATTGTTGCGTCAGATAATAATGTTAATTCTCTTGTTGTCTTGGCTTCACCTAAGCCTGATGCTGCTATAATTTCTCCTGTTTCAGCATCTGTAAAGCGTACTTGTAAGCCTAAACGTGTAACCATTGTATTTTTGATTCCGTCTTTTAAGTTTACTTCTTCGTCATCTGAAACTGACCAATCGTATACTTCAATTTCAACAAAGTAATGAGCTAATCTAATTTTACCTCTACCATCTAATTTATCTTGACTAATTCCAGCTTGTGACGCTTGGAATTGTTTTACCATTCTGTTTTTAATTTCTGTTTTATCTTCTGTAAATGTAAAGCGGTTAAGATTTTCAAGATATTCAAGCGTGATGTTAGCCACACCCAAACCCACTTTCTTTTCTTTGAGTTCAGGATATTGCTCATAAAGATCATCACCAATACCGCATTTGAGAATCTGAATCGGTATTGTTTTGCCTTCATAATTTAAAAATTGACTAATGTCTATTTTGGTTTCGAATGATGCTTTGTACTGCTCTGTCTTCGTTGACCCTACAGTTTGGGCACCCGCACTTATGGTCAGTAATAGACCTAATAATATTAATAAATTTTTCATACATAAATTTAATTTAAAAAAAGGGAACCGAAGTTCCCTTTAGTTTTGTTTTTAATCTTCTTTCTTTTTATGAGAGAATTTGTCGAATGTATCAGCACCCATTCCAATACCAGTAATAATCATTACTGCATTTACTAATTCTGCTGATGGAGCAAAGTCAGAATGTGAAAATGAGTTTAACATCATTGTTACACATAGGAACATTGCACCTACAAACGCGATAACCGGTTTTACTGAAGTTGATCCTCTTTCATCTTTGAATAGATCAATAACCCACTGTTTGAAATTCATACTTTTAATTTTTAATGGTTAGTGAGATTCGTCGTAAGCGTCTTTTAATAAACCACACTTTTGACATTCTAATTCGCCGTCGTGATCTGCATCACCCCAAACGTGTTCACAATATCTATGTGCTTTAAGTTCGTGTTCTAATTTTAATTTTTCCATTTCTTGTTCATGCTCTTGTTCGTCTACTTCTAAAGCTTGTTCATGTTCTTGTTGGTCTTTTTTCAACTCAAACTTTTGCTTGTTTTCAACTACAGCTAATTCTCTAGCTGCTTGAGCACCTTGAACGAAGGCATCTGGGATCAATGGAGTAAATGGTCTGTTAGTTTCCTTCATATCATTAGTATGACCTAAAGTAACACCATCTTCCTCATCCATTTTCTGAACTAACATTTTATCCTTATCAGTATCGCTAAACCAATAGTCTATGATTTTACCATAGCTACCAATAAAAGCACCTAATAACAATAATAATAATTCTTTCCATTCACCCCCAATTTCAGTTTTAACTACTATAGCGGCAAATATACCTCCTATAATAAAAATAAAACCACCTAATACCATTGCTGTGATGTACCATCTACGGGCCATCATCTTATTTAATAATTGCTTAAATCCATCTGCTTGTTGCATACTTTATTTTTTATTTATTACCACTTTGGTGCTTCTTCTTTAAATTCGTCACCGTCTTTTTTCTTAACTGGAGCTGCTGGTTTAGCTGGTTCTGCTGCTTTTTCTTTAATGATTACAGTTTTACCACCTGCTGCTTGAGATTGTTGGTTGCTGTTAGTAATGTTAATTACTGGAGCAGCTGCTGCTGGTGTTGCTTTATCATCATCACCTCCACCTGTTAATTTGTTAGTAATAAATCCACCAATACCTAGTGTAACTGTACTAACTAAACCGATGATAATGTTTTTAAACGATTTACCAGTTGATTCTTGTTCTACTTCTTCTGACATGTTATTTAATTTTTATAGTTTGTTAAAATCTGTGATTCCTAATTGATTGCCATTAGCATCAAATAATCCAATTCTGTATGCTGATGGTGGTAATGCTGATGTGTATACTTTTAAGATATTATCACCAACGATTACGTTTACTGTTTCTTTTGATACTACTCTGTTTGAGATATCAAATATTCTAATTGTAACTGACTGTGCTACATCACTTTTAACATTCATAGCAACTTCGTTTGTTACAAATGGTGATTGTAATTTAATACCTACGGCGCTAGTTATTTTTAATTCAGCGTTTGTTACTGGGGGTAGTGGTGTTGGTACATCCACTTTAGTACATCCTACAAATAGGATAGCTGCAACTGCTAATATTTTTTTCATTGCGTTCATCTTTAATTAATTTTAATGGTGGTTTTACCTATTTGAGTACGGGATTGATCTTCCAATACTAGATATAAATATTTAACTGGTAGCGAACTAGTGTATATTTTTAATTTGTTTTGGCCAACTTTACCACTAATACGCTCCCTTGTGATTACGTTTTGGGTTTGATCTAACATTGTTAGTGTGTATGTACCTGATGATTTTAAATCAAAGTAAATATCTCCACCATTAGACACGGTAGATTCAGCAACGCTGAATATATCCTGTACCGTTGGTGGTTGTGGTGGTACGTCTACCTTTTTACAAGCTGATAATAGTAATAATATGAATAGTAGTTTTTTCATTATTTTACTTTAACTTTTAATTGTACACCTGCTTTATTTACAGCATCAGTAGCACCTATTGATATTAAACCTAATATATTATCAAGCTTAGTTGTTGATGTGAATGTGATTTTATATTCAGTAGTATTATCTAATGTAGTACTACCATCACTAATTAATGAACCTAAGTTTATAAAGTTACCCCTATTAGTATTATAGTTCATTGGACTACCTTTAGTTTTAAACTCTACACCTTCAAATTTCAATACTGAATTATCATAGTTTAATTGGAATTGAGTTCCTACTAATTGTTGTTGTAATGGGTCTAAAGTAATGTAAGCATATATTTTATCACTTACCTCAGTAACAATTGAAGCATTAATTTCATTTGATGCAGACATAGTACCTACAGACATAATTGTTACGTTATTTGAAGTAGGTATTGCTGAATGGGATAAGTTTACATCACCAACCCAAGTTACATCTACATTGTAAGTATTATTAAGTGTACCTGTATTTAAGTTGAATGGGTATAAACTTCTTGTGTAGTTAAATTGTGTATTCCAATTTGATTTAGTTATAGCATCATACTCCGATTTACCATATAATTTCATTAAGTACGTTAATGTTGAATATTCTGTAAGTGATTTTACTCCTGTTAAATGTTGTAGTAGTCTATAAGTATCTGCTTCATTAAAGACCCCATTACCATCAACATCAGCATTCATGTATTGAATACCATATCCAAATTCATTACCGCTTTCATTTCCAAATATCCCACCGTTTGATAATTCCTTAAATGCTATAAACACATCTGATACAGTTACTATGCTATTATATAATGTATTTAAATCAGTTTGATTAGTTGTTAATTCAATACCATGTTGTTTAAATATTGTATTTGGAGTAAATGTAAATTCTGCACGTAACCCCCAAAAAAACCCAGCTCGTCTTATATTAGATGTAAACGATGAACCTGCAAAATTAAGTTCCGTTGGTGTATAAATCCAATAAGCAGCCCATGTCCCATCATCCCATTGATAAGTTACAGGCCCATTCCATAAATCAAATAATTGTAAACTTGTAACATTACTTGCTGAAATGCCTTGTGTAAATTCTCTTTTATCAATTAAAATTTGGTATCTTTGATTTTGTGGTTCATAATCATATACTACACACCATTCTACTTGTCCACCTGTTGTTGTTGCTCTAACACCACCACCATTTATTTTTGCAGTATCTAAATCATTTGTGATGTCTGCTTTACCCAATCCACTTATTGCTCTTGATGTGTTAGTAGTTACACCCCAAGTATTGTTTACAAAAGTATTTGCTTTAGCTGAGAATCTAGTTTCATCTACATTACCTCCAAAGTCAAAATTAAATCTTGCCGTTAGAACTTCTCCATTTGAATAAGTTACACTATTAGTATAGAACTCAGTAAAGGTAGCATCATCGGGATTAGTCCAAGTTCCATATTCAATTACATAAGGATTATTAAAATGGTTTGGTAAATCGTTCCATTGAGAACCATTCCATTTTGTTACTGCATAATCTTCGTTACCACTATTGTTTGGTTCACCGAATGCCCAGTTATTGTATTGACCGGGAATATTTCCGTTTGTTTGACCATTATTGATTTTAATTAAAGTTCCTTTTTCAGGACCAGCATCAATTACCCATCTTGCTTCACTTGCTTCATCCGTTAATGCAAACCATATATTTGATTGAGGAACATTGTTAAAAATAAAAGCATCTTCATCTGGTGAAGTGATTGTTACTAAATATCCTTTTTGTCCTTTAAATGTTGTTAATTCAGCTGCTGCCCTTGCGTTTGTATAAGTAGCACCTGTTGATATTGGTCTGTAAAAGTGTCCGTTTGTTCCATTGTAAAAGAAACCTGTTGGATTTACAGTTGCTGCTACTGATAAGGCAATATTACCTCTTACTGAACCTGTATTTACTTTTAGAGATGCTAATGCGGTATTGATATTAGCCATTGTTCCAGTTACCACTAAACGAGTTTTATTACCTGCTAAAGTGAATCCACTTGCTGCTATTAAACCTGTTGTTGTAGTTAGGTTAAATGTTGTACCTGTTGGAGGATTAACTAAACTAATTGATGCTAATAAAGTTGCAGTTGAGTTAAATCCACTTAATACGAATCCACTAGCATCTTGTCCTGCTGTAGAAGGTAAAAATGATTTAGAGTCCGGAGCAGATACACTCTGTCCGAACCCTAAAAATGATATCAATAAGAATAATGTAACTAATATTTGTTTCATATTATTCAACTATTAATTCTATCTTTTTACCAGTCGCATCAACTGCATCTGCTAATACTGTATAGAATAAACCTGCAGTGTTACTTAAAGGTACTTTAGGTGTGAATATTAATTTATATGGAGTTCCAACTTTAATTCTAGCTGTTTTTAATTGATCAATTGAACCAAATGTTAATCTACCATTATCATGTGTTGAGAAGTTTGTAATTGTACTACCAGCATCAAATACAACATCTGTTAATGTTAATTTAGTACTATCATATTGCATAATCACTTCTAAACCAGCTAAATCCGCTTTAGTTAAGTTTGCTGACAATGTTACTTTGTTATTTTCAATTGCTGAGGTTAAACTTAATGTTGCTTTCTCTAGTACTGGTGCTTTGTAAGACATAGTACCAATTTTTATAGTTTCACCTATGCTATTTGTAAAGACACCACTTGATATTCTTGCAGCAATTGTATCAGGATGAGATGAATGTGACCAATCTAAGTCACCACCCCAAGCGAACACAGCATCTACTGTTTGTGCAGGTTGAGTAATATATACTCTATATCTTGAAGTACCATCTAACCAACTTTGATTTAATAAACCACTATGCCATCTCCAAGATGTAGATGTTGATGTTGGGATGAAAGCATTAGCAGATACATCAATTCCCATTACGTGTGCAAATGAATAATAAGCATCTGCTTCAGTAAATGTCATATCGTTTCTAGTTACATTACCAATTCTTCTTTCAAGTGTAGGTCTTGTAAAGAATGTACTATTGCCTGCTATATCAGTTTGAGAATGTCCTAAAAATGCTCTATATGCGTCTGATACAGTTATTACATTATTCATCCAGCTTTTAGATGATGCGTTTCCAACGAATACACCTAACGAATCACCAACTTTAACACCCGTTGTGAATATAGCCTCACCACTACCATCCAATGCTTTTTGTTGAAGTGGTTGTTGTGACCAATCAATATCTCCACTACCATCAGTTTTTAATCTCATTAACTGAACTGAATGATCACTAATGTTATATCCAGATGGGAATAATACCCTTACTTTAAAGAAAGACGTATTACCAGATACACCAGATATTGATAAAGGAACTGATGTTGTTCTTACAAATGGGATATTATTACCACTTGCACTATCTAATGCATATGATAAGTCTAAATCGTGAAAATTCTGGTATGTGTTTTGGTCTTTAAGAATATATCTTTGGGTTGCTATTACGCCATCTATACTTCTATCTGCTCTTTGGATTGCTAACTGCCCAACATTCCAATCTGCGTTCACAGCATACGACCAAGGTGTTGCTTGGTATTGACCATATAATGATGTATCGCTTATATTTGCCTTAGGTGTAAATCTATAGTTAGTCCAACCAGTATAAAATGTTTGAGCTTGACTACCCTGTGTAAATGTAGTAGATACATACGTTAACGCTTTATTATTAAATTGGTATCTTAACCAGAAATAACGTGGTTTAGTTATACCCTTATCAACTGTATATGTTACAGTAACTGTGTCACCTACTTTATAAGGTCCAGCAGAAATAGATTGATTTACAACTATTTGAGCGTTAGTTGTTATGGATATTATTAGTATCCCAATAATTAGTAATAGTTTTTTCATTTATTTTTCTAATAGTTTTGTGATTAATTTATCACAACCCTTCTTAAGTGCATTACTTAAGCTTGTTTGGTTGAATTTACCACCTTCATCTACTATTAAAGTTGACATAGAGATTTCAGATGATGATTCTTCAACTATTACCTCTTTCTCTTTAATACCTTCTTTGTATAAGATACCTTTTAAGCGAATAACAACTTCTTGTTCGTTTTTATGGAATACAGATACGTTTTTCTTAGTAGTTAAAACATCTAAATAAATAATTTCTACTTTAATTTTTTGTTCAGCATCTGGGGATAAATTCAGTCCCTTTTCTTGTAAGTACTCTTCTAGTACGTTTTTAACACCGAACTCTAAATTGCGGTTACCTGCTAATTTACCTATAACTACTTTGTTAGTTACGCTTTGAACCCAGATATGTTCATCTGCGTTATACCAAATGTTATTTGGGTCGTTTTTCCACCTACCGTCAATTTTCCAGTTAATTTCATTAACCATTTGTAGGTTTTCTTCGTGCGATTTGAAAATCTCACAATATACGAAGTACAACTGAGCTACTAGGGCAGCCATAATAATAGCTCCAACAAGTATAAAAAAACCCAGTACTAATTTGTCGCGCATGCCTATGGCGATAGCACTAATTTTTTGTTTCATCTTTTTAATTTATAATGGTTACCTATAAATATGATGAAAAAAAGCAACCAGTTACGGTTGCTTTAAGTTGTGGAGATGACGAGAGTCGAACTCGTGTCTCAATAATGAACAATAATACCAACGTCTCACACGCTTAGTTTAACAGTTTAATCTTACTACTGTTCCAAAAGAATTGGGGCCATATGGTTAGTATAGCGTTCCACCAACCCATTTAACGTTTGGGTAAACTGCTTGTAACTTCTGTTCCTAGGATGTTACACCCGACGCTAATTAAGCCGCTAAAGCGTACTCGTTCGCACCTACGAAAGACATCATGTCGTCGAAGGTCATAGTAGATAATTCTACAGTTATTGTTTCGCAAGGTTTTAAGGACTTATCTTACTTTGTCCGCGTGTGGTATTACCTCCGAATTACTGATCAAATACCTGGACATCCCCAGATTTTTTGCTTTTTGATTTCTTATCGATAAATTTCTTAATCTCAGCGCACAATTCGTATTCTTCAAGTGCGATTAAATCATTTAGGCAGTTACTCAATAATTCGGTATACTGCGATTTATCAATAGTAAAAATCAAGCCATCTGTATTTTTGAACGTGATATCAAATATATCGATGGTTTTTTTATTTCGTTTAGCTGCACTAAGTACACATTTGACCATCTTCATGATCATATCTGAATCTCTACTCTTTAATAGTGAGTAGAATTCATCTGAATTTTTTAAGTATAAGCAGTGACATGCCATGTATATAATTATTTGTGCCTCAGGCGAGAATCGAACTCGCACTCGCATTGCTGCGAACAGGATTTTAAGTCCTGCGTGTCTACCTATTTCACCACCAAGGCATTTGCTGTAGGGGCTGGGGTTGAACCAGCACGCTGCGATTCAATGTAAGACAACTAAACCGGCTTTGTGGTCAACCCATATCTTACATCTGTCTCTAATCAGCACCCCCTAGACGAGAGGGCACGTCTGCCACGAGGAGCTACCTCTATTCCGCCACCCTACAGTGTATTGTTTCTTCGTCTTGCCTCTTCAGCTTCTTTATAAAGTTTTATCCAAGTTAAAGTAATGTCAACTACAGCTAAAAATGGTGCTATGAAAAGAACCATAACTGCATCTAATCCTGGGGCTGAATCTAACCCACCACCTCTTAAGTCAGTTGCCATGTAGCGTTTTACTAATTGATAAAAGCAATAAATAACACTTATTACATATATTGTCCAAAACATAATTTTATTTTTTAAAATATTTTTCTAAAGTTTCAATTTTATCATCAGCATCAACTAACATTGCAAGCGCTTCTTCAGCATTGTTGTAGAAGTCTTTTGTTGAATGATCGCCAATACCAGCTGGGTGGTTAGATAATAGATTTAATGTTAATAATGCTTTTGATTTTTCAGCCATCGCTGATGTCATAAGCATGTCAAACAATTCTTTTTTCATTTTTATAATTTTAATATAATGAATATAATATTTTTATTTGGACCAACAAATTTAACTTTTTAAAAATTCAAAATTATTAGCAAATACTATTTCGCTACGATGAGTTTTTAATAATTGGTAATTATATTCACATATATCTTTACATCCTTCAACTACTGCGTTATATTCATCTTCTGGTAGGTTGATTAGTCTTTTAGATTCAGCTAATAATGTGTTTAATCGTTCACTATTATTCTCTATAGTGTCGTAAGATTCATCAATATAGGGGCTGAATGTTTTAAATCCAAGCTGTTTTAATCCTTTTAAGAAGTATGGAGTTGTAGCGGCTATAAAGGGTCTCTTACATAATATTACTCGCCATGTTTTTTCAGTTGGAAATGCAGGTGAAAATTCTTCTATATCATATTTGTCTTCAATATAACTAAAATTAGTGAATAAGAAAGGATCAAAATGAGATTCTATAAGTAAATGAAAATTAGAATTACTTATAGCATCGTTAATTCCATTTATCCATTTAGACTGGCGATTTCCTAGATCATATGGCATTCCATCTATCCAAGTATCTCTTTTAGTTGTAGTTAAATATCCTTCATTAGTAGCATCTTCTTTAACTTTATCCAAACTGATAATGTTATTAACAGGGGCGTATGGAAAGAAATTATGAAATGAATAAGTAAAATTATCTAATAAATTATTTTCTAAAAAATATAAATAAATAGATAAACGCCAAGGGTAATAGTTTCTACTTAATGCACTAAATTTATAATTAGATGGTTGATTATTTGTATAATTTATATCTAATTTTTTTAATAGAACATTATAATGATAAACATTAATTCCCTCAACACCCATATTTTTAAATAAATCAAGAGCGAACATTTTAAAATTTTGATCCATAACAAGCATATAAACTTGATTTGGATTTATATTTTTTTCTAATATTACTTTACTTATCCTTTTAATATCTAAAATATTAAAATAATCATCAGAAAAATTGATTAAAATTTTAACTGTTGGAGTGGATTTAATATGATCCCAATGTATTTTATCTACAAATGTATCAAATTTTTCAAGTCGTAGTGATAAATCATGTCTGTCATAATAAAAAATATCATCTGTTTGGAATTTGCACTCTGTAATGTTTTTAAAACGCTCTGTAGGTACAGGTAAATCTAAGTGATTATTTCCGTTATAACCTAAATATGTTGTTTTGCTGTATATCATATTTCTTCTCTTTTATCGAATGCTTCTTTAGTTTTTTCATCAAACCAATATAAACTTCTATGGGGTTTAAAATCAGAAGCCTGATCAATATTGCTGGTGTAATAAAATACTCTTATTGAGTTTCTAGATTTATCTTCAGGGCAAGTAATAGGTCTTGTATAACCATGAAATGCTCGTTCATCATATTTCCAAATAACACAATTATTAAATAAACAAGGTAAAGTTGTAATTACTTCTTCTCTATTATCATCAAAGAATGATAAACCACCACCCCATTCTTCCTGCCACCCTGGTGTTAAATAAACTATAAGTGATAATACTCTATATAACTTTAAAGTATCATTCCAATTGAAGTCAGTATGAACTTTTAAAATATCTCCATTGAAACTTCTACTATAACCAGCACCAATCAAGTGTGGATCAGGAATTAATCCTTGAATATTGGTTATAGCCTCTAATTGTTTTAAAAAAGGCCCACTACTAAGATAAGAATAAAATTCATATGCTTTAGGTAGATTTTCTATGTTATTATATTCCTTCATGTGGCTGCCGTTCCTAGTAAATGTCTTCCAATTACTTAGATCAGAATATTGACATTCTTCATATAAACCCATGGCAACATCTTCTTTTAAGAAATCTTTAATAATTACTGAAGGTACAGGTTTACCTATTGAGAAATTTTTTTTAAGAGTATCAGTATCATCAAAATTAAAACTTGTTAATTTATTCATTACCTGTATTTACATATAAATATTTGCGGAAGCTCAGGGATTCGAACCCCAGATACCGTTTCCAGTATGACGGTTTTCAAGACCGTTCCATTCAACCACTCTGGCAAGCTTCCAATTTTGTAGTCAGGACAGGATTCGAACCTGTATGAACGCACTTTAGTATTGACCTGTGTTCCACGCAAATCGGGATAGGCTGTGTTCTTCTCATAGCGTCTGCCGTCAGCTGGGTCCGAGCCAACTGAATTTTCGCCACCTGACTATAACGGATGAGGTTCGGTTGGCCTAACCAAACAAAGTTACTACTTGCTCTCACCTCGAGTTACACGTGACAGTTACGGGTGAATAGGGTTTCGTCAACACTCATCTTTGATCCAGAAACAAGAATCGAACTTGCGACCTACTGATTACAAATCAGTTGCTCTACCTGCTGAGCTATTCTGGAATGTGTACTCAGTACGGGATTCGAACCCGTATTACATCCGTGAAAGGGATGTGACCTAACCCTTAGTCGAACTGAGCTGCTGGTTATTCTGCTGAATCAGCAACAATTACTTGAGCAATTTTAGATTCAGATGCTGCTTTAACTTCAAAGTTAGTTTCATCTTCATCTGTTAGGAATTTTACTACTCTAGCTTCTGCTTCAGTTACTGACTGCGCGTCGACTAAATATGCAATGTTTTCCTTTTTTATCTTTCCTTTATCATCGATATCAGAAAATTGTACTTTTACTTGAAAATACTGTCCCATGTTTATTAATTTTGGTTTTCGTATACTGAATAATCGTACAAATATGCTCTGTACTTATATAATGCTTGTGAGAATTTACCTCTTAATTTCATTTGTTCTGTTGTTTCATCTTCTTGTCTTTGAGGTTTTCTGTTCATGTAATAATCAATATCATCATTTGTGATTTGATTTTCATTTGCGAACATCATCATCTTAGTAAATCCTAATGATCCAGCTAGTTGTACTCCTGATTTGTATGCTTGTTTAATTTCCTTTGGAATTTGAAAGTCAGCATATTTTTGTGCTAATTCGTAACTCATATTTTTATTTATTTATACCGTAAATGTACGACTTTACTTTGCCTAATCCAACAATCCTAACGCTTTCATATTCTCTAATTGAGCTTCATCTAGGTCCCAGTCGTGCGCTACGGCTCTAACGCCTGTATTGTCTTCAATGTGGCGTATCTGATCTGGTGTTAATGGATCCGCTACTAACAGATAGTAGTGATTATAACATAACAATTCTAGATTATCTAGTAGGTAGTTGTTCTTATAACCATCTTTAAAATTTAACAGCAATGGCATCTTATAATCAGTAACTCGACGCTCGCAGAATCCACAAGCGTAACATTCTTCCCTTAAATAACCTTCAGCTACTAATCGTGCTTTAATTTTTTCAGGTGTAAATGATTCCCATCCAGTGCCTGTTTCAATTATGTTTTTAACATTTGGCTCTTTACGTCTGTTAGGTAAGAATTTAGGAATACCTTTACCACATTGGTTTTTATGAGCATCAAATAATGTAGATGAAGTATGGTCGTTTTCATCAACTCTATATAACTTAGCATACGGTTTATAGTGTTGGTATGAACATCCCAAGTATTTAGCGGCTGCACGATTTGATTTCGTGTAGCGCATTGCTCTGAGAATATCATCCCTACTATATACTTTACGTAATGGCATTATTTGCTTTTCTTATTTTTCATGAACTGAATTAATTCCCACAGGTCTGAAGGTCCATTCATTGGTACTACATTGCCTTCTACATCTGCTAATGTGTTAATACTACCATCTGGATTTATTCTTTCATAGACATAGAAAAATATTAATTCAGATGCTTCCTTTCCAAAATGCATTAGTATTAAGTTATCTATTATTTCGTAGAACGTTTCATCATATTCAGTAAAGTCTAATTGAAAGTCACCACCTATAATAGATGATCTAACACTTGCTTTTTCCAAAGCTAGGATAATTTTTTCAAATACTTCCCGATTGACATCTTTTTCTGTTTTGCGCTTGCGCTTAAGAGATAAATCTGCACCTGTTATACCCTCAAGGGATGCTTTAACCCCCTGAGCGTGTTGCTCACCTTTATTTTCCATAACTTAGTCTATTTTGTTAATCAAGTCTCTACATTCAGCGCATCTATTATATTCTTCTCTTTCAAGAAAATATTCTAAAGCACTTTCTAGGGACGGTTTAAACTGCTCTTTTTTTAATTCAATATAATAACCTGAATTTGCTACTTCAAATAAAGATATACTTGTTTTTTTTGTTTTAATAGCTTCTTTAATTGCGACGATAACCTCTTCTATTACTACTTCTTTAACTTCTGGATGTTCTTCTAGCTGACTATAATCAGCACCAGATTGAACACTCACTCTGAATACTGGTATTTTTCGCTTCATTTAGATTATGCTTTTGGCTCTTCGGGAGCTGCTTCTGCATCTCCACTAATAGCATTTTTAATAAACAATTTGATATCAGCGATTGGAATTAAAAATCCAATTACATTTGAATAAGGAACGTCTGTATCTTGGCTTACTGTTAAATTGTACTGAGATAATCCTTGATTTAGTTTAGCTTGTAATTTTTGAGTGGCTGTTGCTTTAGCATCACCTTCAAGTTCTTGAGGTAATACGAATTGTACTTTAACACCCTTTTTAGTTGGGTTATGATTTACATCTACTCTTAATTTAGGACTGATTGCCATTGTTTATGTTTACGTATAAATATTATAGAATTTCATCTACTAATCCATATTTCTGCGCTACTTTCACATCGAAGTACCACTCTGCTTGTCGATCTCTATGGGGTTTCAATATTTTGTCTGTGAATTTGGTTTTAGATATTAAATAGGCATCACATATTTTATCAATACGCTCTGTTTCTTTTAATTCTTGCTTATGAAATGCTACTTTACCTTCTATTTCATATGCCGCTTCATGGTACATGAATGTAGCATATTTGCTCGCATATCTGACATGTCCTGCTGCGTACACTATTAGAGCCATTGACATTGCAGCGCCATGACATATTGTATGGATTGGAGTCTGCGAATTATCAATTACATCAATTAAGGCCAACCCACTGAACACTTCCCCACCAAATGAATTGATAATGAGTTTTATTGGTTCTACTGTTTGCTTTTTAGCGTCCTCATCATTAATCTCATAGATATCCTGTATTATTTCATTAATTGTTTCACACTCTATATCCCCTAATGTTATGATTCGACTTAACGGGTCTAATTTGGAACGACGCTCTCTCATAAACGTATTTTTTGATAAATATAAGTTATATTTTTATCTTTTCCAAAAGCTATATATTCCTTTATCTAGTTCATAACTAGGCCAAACGAAGCGATCACGGGTTGGTTGTTGCTGAACCCACTTCCACATTTCGTTTAGTCCGTCTTTTAATGATGTTTTATGTTCAAATCCTAAAATGTCAATTGATTTCTGGTATGTTGGGATAGAATGTTTTACTTCATGTCTTGCTTCTTTATAAGTTACTTCTCCACCACCAATTACATCTCTTAATACTTCACAGGCGTGGTTGATTGAGTATTCTTCAATACCACCTAAATTAATTATTTGTTTAGATGCTTGAGGTAATACAGCCGCGTTCCATAATGATTTAAGTGAATCATCTATATAGCTGAATGCTCGTGTTTGGGTTCCATCTCCAAATATTGTCATTGGTTCACCATTCATATGTTGGTACATCCAGATACCTAATACATTGCGATACTTATCCCAGACATTTTGCTTAATACCATACACATTATGAGGTCTGATAATGCAATAGTCTAAACCATGTTGTTCATTAGCTATTTGAATATCCATTTCACAGCCATACTTTGCTATACCATATGGATCAATTGGTTTTGGTACTTGAGTTTCGTCAAATACTCCATAATTACCATGTCCATAGACAGCTAATGTTGATGTGAATACTAAACGTTTAACGTTATACTTGATACAGTTATTTATAACCCTAGCTGTTGCTACTAGATTATTTTCATAGTTGTATTGTCTGATAAATGGAGATAGTCCTTCAGCAGCGTAAGCAGCAAAGTGAAATACATAATCAAAGTTATGTACTTCGAAGCAGTTTTCAATAGGATGTTCTACTAAATTCTGTCTCCAGAATTCAACCTTTGGATTAATATTTTCTTCATATCCACCAGATAGATCATCTATACCTACTACTTCAACTCCTGGTTGTGTTTCAATAATCCAGTCTGCTAATCTACTTCCTAGTAATCCTGCTACTCCTGTAATTAATACTTTATTCATACTTAACTCCTTTTATTTCTGTATTTTGTGGTTTGTGAGAATTGTTTTCATATCTAATAGGCCCGAATCCCCACTTATATTCAAACATCTGAGATGCTAGTCCTTCGCCTTGTGTAAATTTATCTTTTTCATTACTGTTTTTAGTAGCCATACTACCGAAATGGTAGAATGCTAATTTATTTGATCTTACAAAGTTTAAACCAATCATTTCTAATTTCAAGAAGAAATCCCAATCACATATGAATGGAGATGGATACCAGATATCAAATCCACCCACAGCCATATACCATTTCTTTTCCATGAAGAACGGAAATATTTCTCCATTGTCAGTTAATGTTTGTTGTCTTGTGTTTAGTTCCTGCTCTAAATATTCATCTAATCTAAAGTCATCTACTCCCCCAAAATCACCAATTACAAATCCAAACATACTTGGTTTACGTTCTAT